CCCGAAAATCTATCAACCTTCAATGGTTATTGAAACCGCAACCCACTGGGCCTATGAGACTTGCGCTGCAGGCGGGTTGTCGAGCGTCACGCAAGCTTCGCTGCTTGCGTTTGCGAAACGCGCAGAGGGCGGCGGCTACGACGCAGAGGTTGTCGAGCAGTTTGCCGCGTCGCTTCCGCCTGGCGTTGTCATGTACCCCTATTGGGTGCCAGTCGTGGCCGACGTCATTGCCCGCCGAGAGCGGGCGCGGGTGGTGTCGTTCTCTGTGCCGCGCAGCCACGGGAAGACGCTCCTGGCCGCCCTGCTCGCCGGGTGGGTGCTGAGAGACCCCGAGGCTGACAAACTCGTTGTGAGCGCCGCGACGGCCCTCGCGCAAGCCCGCCTGTCGGTCGAGGCGTTAGCCCGCATCCACTGGCCGGCGGACGGCAAGGCGTCGCCCTGGCGCGCCCGGCTGTCCAACACTCAACCAGTCCTCCGGCATGGCATGGGGCGAATGCTGCCTATTGCTCGAGATGCCAAGCGGGCTGACGGTGTTACCCCAGCCCTAGTCATCGCAGACGAGGCGGCCCGGTTGGGCGGGGACTACCTCTCCCGGTTGATGACAGCCGCCACCAAGACCCAAGAGGGTCTGATGTTGATGACCACGACCGCCGATGCCGACCTGAGCCTGCCCTGGGCCTCGTGGCGGCGAGAGGCTGAGGACGCCCTAGTCGCCAACAAGCTTCGCGAGGACTGGGCGGTGCATCACTGGTGCTCGGACGCAGGCTGCGACATCAGTGACCCGGCGCAATGGCGCAAGGCGAATCCGCAACTTTGGATCGACGGTCATATCACGGAAGCCACGATCAGGACTGAACTTGCGTTCCTCGGCACTAGAGCGGAGGGTGTCGAGGAGTTCAGGACGCAGCGGTTGAATCTGCCGGGCGGCAGCCTAACCCAACTGGGTTTAGATCAGGCGGTGCTCGAGCGGCAGCGGTTCGACTGGAACTTGGAGGACTGCCGGGGCCGCCGGGCCTGGGCATTCATCGATTTGAGCCTCGGGGCGGTGCACGGAGGCATTGCTGACTTGACGAGCGTGGCGGTCATTGTCGAGGGTGGTGAATACGGCCTCCTGCGGACATGGTCGTTCGCGGCCGGGAGCCTCGACACGATGCGGGTCGAGCGGCCCTGGCTGTTCGACTGGGTCAACCAAGGTCTGGTGCAGCACGCGGGCGACCTGATTGACTTCCAAGCAGTCGAGCAGCTTCTCGCCATGCTCCGCGACACGTTCGATCTTCAGACCGTTGGGGTTGACGAGGTCGGTTGGACGCAGAACTGGGTCCGCTCTGTACTGATTGACCGCCTGAACCTACCCGTCGAGGCCCGGTCGCAGGCTCAGCGCGAGGCGGCGCCCGCCTGGGCGACGTTCAAACACCTCTTGCAATGCCGTGCTTTGCGCTACCACGACGACCCAGTCCTGATTCATCAACTGCGACACGCGGTCATATACACCGATCAGAACGGGGGCCAGCGGCCAGTAAAGGGACGTTCCACGCAGAACATTGACGCAGTCGTGAGCGCGTATAACGCCGCCCGGTTGTGGGAGTTGCGCGGACGAAGTCAGCAATGGCTAGCTGCTAGCGGCATCATCACAATCTGACGCTGTATCCGCTACCTAGCGGACAACACCTCGCCCCACTTTGCCCCACCTTGCCCCACTTTGCCCCACCTCGCCCTACTATGCAACATTTGTCGACATTGATGACAAAATGTGCGGTTTATGGGTTGACAGGAAAAGAGCGTAGTCAGACTGGGTAGGCGTGGGACTGTTCCAGCATCTGCGAAGGTACTTCATCGGCGGATTTGACGCCTCGATGTTTGTCGAGGCCAAGTCGACTGGTGAGGTTGAATCGCTGCCTGGCGTGCAGCGGGCGATCGACGGGGTCGCGTCCATGCTTGCCAGCGTCACGCTGTGCTGTTACGACAAGCGCGGCAATGAGGTCGATCCTGCGGCATTGTCTCTGTTGACTGGCCGGGCGACCGAAATGGTCACTGGTTGGGACTTGCGGCGTTGGTTGGTCACTGAGTCGATCAGCCAGGGCAACGCCTACGCCTACCTTGCCCGGACGTACAGCGGGGAAGTCGCCGAGATCATCCCGCTCGACCGTGGTCGCGTGACGATCGACTGGGCTACTGACCCCTACTCGTACTTGCTGGACGGTAAGCCAGTCCCGTCGGCCGATCTCCTTCACATCAAATCAGGGTATGGTCGTTGGGCGTTCCGGGGCGAAAGCCCACTCGACAAGTGCAGGACGCAGCTGCAACTGATCGCTGACCTCGACACCTGGGCCGCGACCATGTCGGCTACTGGCTCGACTCGTCGCTTGGCATTCAAGTTCCCGACGCCAATCTCTGAACAGGCCAAGCAATCGCTCCTGCTGTCGTGGCGTGCCAAGCACGCTCGAGCAGGCGGCAGCGGCGAACCGCTCATCATTGACGGTGGTGGGACGATTGAGGGCGTTAGCGGGTCGGATGACCTAACTGCTTTGACTTCCGCCAGGACTGCCGCAATGGGTGAGATCGCCCGTGCACTCAATGTCCCGTTGGCGTTCTTGGCAGCTAGCGAAGCTGGAACACAAGTCACGATGGATGCCCAGCGTGCGCTTGTTGACCAAACTCTGCACCCCTGGGCTCGCCGTATTGAGTCGGAACTGACTGCCAAACTGTTGCCGGGCTACCGTGTTGAGCATGATCTACAGGAACTGCTGCGCGGCAGCATGAAAGACACTGGAAAGATGTTGGGTCAGTTGGTGCAAAACGGCGTGCTCACCCCAAACGACGCCCGGTGGGTTCTCGGTTTCGAGCCGATCAACGAACCGATGGCGGATGAGTTGATGCAGCGCCTTGATACCGCTGCTGGACAGGACGCTGTCAATGAGGATCGCGAAGACGAAGAAAGCGAGTCGCCCGATGCGCCGTGAAAAACGGAACTGCGGTACAGGTGCGGGAGGTTTCCAGCCTGGCAACGATTGTGCCAAGGGCGGCGGTGGCGGCGAAAGCGGCGGGGGGTCAAGTCCGCAGGGTGGCAGTCAGGCCTCAGGCGGTACTGCCGGAAGTTCTAGCACTCCTGTTTACCTCAAGAACATCGGTGATGCAGCGGATCGGGCCGAGTTTGTGACAACTGCTTTGGCTTTGTCGAAGGCCTATGACGACGTCGACAGGGCACAAAGTGATGCCGGGAAGGCGCGTCGAGAGGGCGACCAGAAGCTGTACAGACAAAAACTCGCCGAGGCCAAGTCCGCGCAGCAGCGACTCGACTCGCTACAGGCGAGGATTGACAGTTTGGCGGAACGCCACAACATCGACCCCGACTACGCATTTGAGGCGGTAGTAACACTCGCCAAAGAGGGCACGGACATTTCGGATTACAAGGAAGATCCGTCGGAGCAGATGATGGAGGCAGACGAATCTGAGTCGGAAGTGGACGAGGGTGTAGTCACGGGTGTAGACCTCGACGAATCGGATATGGAGCCGATGGAGGAACTCGTGCTACCTGACGTCCCTGACGAAGACCCAGTGCGAGACATACTGGATCGGTTCAAGGACAAGTACGGCAGTCGTTCAGTCGAAATGGACAGACGTTGCGCGTGCGCGAAGACGAAAATCCGTGGAAACATGGTCTCAGGCATCGCTGTCCCGTACGGAACGGACAGCCAGGGTCTGCCGTTTGTCGAGACGATCAAGCCTGGAGCATTTGCCGATGACATTGGCAAGCGCAACGTCGCTCTACTCGTGGAACACGACGGGAAGCGCATCCTCGCTGATACCCGCAGCGGGACTCTAGTTCTGCGTGAAACTAAGCGCGGTGTCGAGTTTCGCGCCAAGTTGCCACAAACGCGCGACGGTCGTGATATGAGAACGCTGCTGCGCGATGGCATCTATCGCCATATGTCCTTTGGCTTTGTCGCGACACGGGATTCATGGAAGGGCGAACGCCGCTCGGTGGAGAAGGCGCAACTCTTCGAGATCAGTCTTGTTCATACGCCCGCCTACGAGGCGACCGCAGCCGCGGTCAGGGGGCGTTCCAATGTCGACCTCGTTGGTCGATTCTTGCGGCTGCGGCTAGGAGCAATGAAGAATGAATCGCGATTCACTGATTGAAAAGCGTGCGCAGCTCGTCGCTGCGTGCGAAAAGTACGTTACTGAAGCAACCCCGGCCGCCGTCAGCGCGTTTACCGCAGCCGAGGAGGAAGTGCGTGCCATTGACGAGCAGCTTCAGGGCATGGCTGTCCGCGGTCGCCTGGACTCAATGAGGGCCAAGGGCAATCAGATCATGGGCAAGCCCGAAACTCGCCTCGGCGGCAACGACGCAGAGCTGCAGCGCTTCTTTGCCACTCGAGGCCGCGAGGGTTCGGGCAACATGGAACTGCGCACGACCCTGACGGTCGGCACTGCCGCCACCGTTGGCAACTCGGTGCCCCAGTCGATCATGACTGGCGAATTCGTCAAGTGGTTGGATTGGGTCGATCCGGTCCGTCAGCTCGCAACTGTTCAGACTGTCCCGAGCAACCTCCGGCTGCCCGTCATCGACAGCCGCACGACCGTCAGCGCGACGGCCGAGACCGTGGCCTACACCGAAGCCAACTTCACGAGCATCCTCAAGACGTTCGGCGCGTGGAAGGCGACTGCTACCACCCCGGTGACTGAGGAACTCCTGACCGACTCGGCCATCGATGTGGCGGCTGAAGTTGTTGCCGATCACGCCCGCGGCCACGGCAAGTACCGCGCCGATCAGCACATTAACGGGGACGGCACGACCGAGGAGGAAGGCCTGTTCTACTCTGACACTGCTTGGCAGTACGTCACGAAGACTGGTTCGACCTCGACGGCAATCGATTTCGATGATGTCATCAACCTGTACACCTCGCTGCCTACGGCCTACACGACGAACGCGTCGTGGATCATGAACCAGGCGACTTGGGGCAGCCTCCTGCAGCTCAAGGCCGCCACGACTGGCACCTACCTGTACGACGGAATGCAGGGCATGATGATCCAGCAGGGTGCCGCTGGCACTCTGATGGGCCGTCCCGTCTACATCAGCGAGTTTGCGCCTGTCTACCTGTCGGGCACCGCACGCAACCTGGTGTGGTTCGGCGACCTCGCCCGCGCCTATCGCATCGTCGACCGTAAGGACATCACCTTCATCGTCGATCCCTACTCGGGAAGCGGCAGCGGTCTCGTTCACTACCGTTCCTCGATGCGCTCGGATGCCAAGATCGTCGACAAGCGCGCTGGTGGCGTGATCACGAACAAGGCCTGATTCCTGATTACTTGACCCCGGCGGGTAGGGGGGAAACTCCCTACCCGCTTTTCCCATGCCAGCAATCACGACAGCAGACGTCAAAGCGCATCTGCGCGTGTTTCACGCGCAGGATGACTCCTACATTGGCACGATCCTGCTGCCAGCGGCCCGCGAAACGGTCGAGCGCACCACGGGCCTGTCGGTGCAGGCGCTCGAGCGCACCTTCTCTGTGTCCGAGGAGGGCGACGTATGGGTAGTCCTGCCCATTCAGCCAGTGAACACCGCTGGCACGCTCCAGATGGTCTACACCGATGACAACGCAGTAGTGCAGACCGTGACGCCGGAGAAACACTGGGACGGCGAGCGCTTGGCCGTCCTGGTCGACGAGGCATACAACCGACCCGTGACCATCAACTGGACCACTCTGGTCGGCGACCACTACATCAACATGCTCGTCCTGCAGCTGTGCGCCCGCCTGTACGCCGACCGAGGCGACAGCACGGGAGCGATCGAGGGCAAGGCTCAGCAGATGCTGACAGCCATGCTCAAGGAGCGTGTGGTGACATGACCCCTCGAGGCATGTTCCGGCACGAGATGGCCGTCCAGAACTACACCATGACCGTCGATTCATACGGTCAGGGCACTAAGACCTGGACAACGCTAGCAACAGTCCTAGGCTACATCGAAAGTGCCGACGGCCGGACGCTCGACAGTGTCGACGTCATTCGGGGTCAGAGCGCGTACCGTATCGTGATTCCGTGGCTCGAACCAGTGACGATCAAAAGTCGCATTCTGTTGCGGGAGAACGCCAAGGACGAACGAGTGCTCGAGTTAGTCGGCGTGGTCGATCCTGATTTGCGGCGCATGGAACTGCACATCGATGCGCTGGAGATCACAGCATGAGTTTCCGTCAAGGTCCGATTAACACTCCGGCGCACATGCGGAACTACCACGCATTCATGCAACGACAGCAGAATGCGGGGGAAAACCTCGGCGTCTTGCGCGCCCAGGCTAGTCCTAAAGCGCAACAGGTGTTCCTAAAGGCAGAACGGGTGTTCTACGAAATGCCCGATCGGGTTAGCCGCAATCTGCTGAAGCAGCTGCTCCGACGCAGCATGAAGCGTTTCACCTTGGCGTATAAGCAGGCATGGTCTAGCCATCCCGTAAAGTTCCGTAGTAGGTATTTGGGATCGCAGCGCAAGGCAGGCAAATCGGTGTTGCAGGCCAACGGCGATACGCGAGGACTAAAAACGCGGGTCGGAACGGGGTTCAACTACAAGCGAAACATGCGTTCGTACGTCGCGCCTATCGTCAATAGCGGTCGCAGTGCGAACTGGCGCGTGAAGGAGGCGATGCAGCGTCGATTCCCGACCGACATGATTCTCGATGATTTAGCAACCGTCATCGAGACTCAGTTTGTCGATTTGGCGGCTAAGAAGGGATTGAAGGTGCGACTGTGAGCATTGAAACAGCCGTCCGTAGTCGCCTAACAGGTACAGCCGCTGTCACTGCTATTGTCAGTACGCGCATCAGTCCCGAATGGCGTCGTGGCGGCACTGACTTGCCCGCGATCATCTACAGCATCGACTCAAGGTCACCAGTGCGCACCCTGACGGGAACGACTGTCCTGGCGGAGTTCATTGTGTCGATCGAGTGCATTGCAACCACAATGTCCGGTGCGCGAAGCTTGGCCGACGTCGTAGCAACCACGCTAAACGACAATACCAGCTACAGCACGGTCGACGGGACACTCATCCGTTGGTCGGGGACTGATGGGGAAGACGTTGAACGAATCGACGATCAGGAGGGTGACGATGACGGACCGCGTGTAGTCCGTCAAACGTACCGCATTTGGGCCACAGGAGGCTAATCATGGCAGTCATCAGTAATGGCACGACAATCAGTTTCGGCGGAACGGCCGTCGACGCGACGGACATCAGCATCACGGCCTCGAGCACGGCCGTCGATACCACTGCACTCAACTCGGCGACGTCTACTGCATTGCAGGGTCGCCCGACCGTCACTGGCAGCGCAACGATTCACATCGACAATGCGACCTCGTTGACACTCGCAGGGAAGTTCACTGGTGCTACGCCCAGTACTGGCGTCATGGTGGTCACGATCAATGCTAGCGGCGGCACGACTGGCGGCATCGATTTCACTGGCGACGCAATCATCACCGGGTTCAACCCAACCTACTCCAACGACACTGTGCAATCTGCCCAGGTGACTTGGCAGTACACGGGTACGATCACTGCGACGCGGGCGGTCTGACATGTGGCGGCAGTACACCGATGAGACCGTGGGGGCCTACCCGGCGACTCTGTCTGTCCGGCCTATGACAGTATCGGAGTGGCGCAAGGTCGAGCAGCTCGATGAGCAGGCCAAGGAGGCATTCGTCCTGGAAAACTGCACGCGCATCGACGGGGTGCCTGGGCACGTTGGATTGGACGTCCATGTTGCAACAGCATTGATCAGGGGGGTTATGGCAAACCCTTGGAATGGACCGCAGCAGACCGCATTGAGCGATTGCTGACGGTCCTAGCGTATGGCCTGACTAGACATCCATCGACGGTCATCGAACCGTGGCGGCAATCAGCTCAATCGGACTGGATTAGCACACTAGGAAAGGTCGCGGTATGGCAAAGGTAGGACTAGTTGTAGGAGTTGAGGGCGATGTCACTGGACTTCGCAAGTTGAGTCGTGATGTCACGGCCGAACTTGAGAAGGTGCGCGGACAGGTCAACAATGTCGGCTCAATGATGACCGCAGCGATGGCTATGCCCTTGGTTGGGATGGTTCGCAGTCTGCTTGATGCCAGAGAGAATGCGCGTCAGTTGGGGATAGAACTGGCCACCCCGTTCTCTGGGCAGTTGATGCAGGCCCAAATCGATGCGGAAATGCGCCGAATGGAGTTCGGCAAGTCGCTGGGTGAGTTGTACGCTCCGCAGATGTCACAACAGGTCGCACGAAAGCAGGAAGTTGAGTTGGCTCAGGTTTCGCAGGCAATGGCTCCGAGCGACTTTGAGAAGGGCATCACCTCGTTCTTCTCTAATCTGACTCAGCCACTGGTGTACCTCGGTCAAGAGGTCAAGCGGATCGGCATGGTTGCAGCAGGAGAGGACGTCGGGGGATACGAAATGCAACGCGTGAACCTCGAGCAGGAACGCGCCCTGGCGATTATGACCGGGCAGGGCAACGTGGGACAACTCAATGCGATGATCGAGCGTTTGGATCGCCTTATTGCTAACACTCAGGGGCCACGCTAATGGCATGGCAAGTTGTCCGTTTACACGCCCAAAACAGCCTAGCCGTATCGGTCGAGCCCAACGCCTCTACCGAGACGTTGATGTTCTTGGTGTTTGAGGACGATCCCGCCTATGTTGCGACTGAGGAACTAGTCGACATCTACGAGTTGATCAAGCAAACGACCGCGCCCTGGAATGGAATTCCCAAGGTCGGCACTCGTTTGTACAGCTCTGGCAACATTGCCAAGCAGCTGATCGTCGACAACATCGACATCCGGCCTAGTCAAACTCGGTCCAGTTGCTACGAGGTCATCGTCAGAGCAACTGCGCCGGTACTCGCTGACATCTCGTACAAGCCTGTGCGCTATGTCATTCAAACGAGCAGCAGGGTAGTCGATTACTACGTCGACGCGGCTAGCGGTCCGGCCAACTTTGACGCTCCAATCGTTCCCACCTCGCTGATTGCAGGGACGGTTGTCAATGTGATGGGTGATCCGTGGAAGTATCGCGTTCCGCAGGCCAACATCGTAGTCGAAACGTCCTACAACCCACGATTGGACGCCGCGTCGGTTTACATGGCGGATATGCCTGATCCCGTGACTTTGGCGGGTTTGGCGTTCAGCCGAAATAGCGCAACGTGGTTGGGTTGGCCTGCTGGAGCGGTGCTGTTCACTGGTTTCGAGGAACGACATTTGAGCCAACAGGTGGTCCAGGTGAGTTGGAACTTCACCTACGACCAGTTGGGCTTCTTGGAACAGGTGCCATACAGGCGGCCAAACGACGGCGGCCTGTGGTTGGATACCAACTACGCCTGGGGCGGGGTTGCGGGAGGGGCACGAGGAACGAGTAAGGCGGCGTGGCGTCAGCCGTACCAAAAGGCAAAGATCAACTTCAACACGGCTGGCGTTCTGTTTCCGACCATTGTCAAGTCATCGCTCGATACCGACTACCCAACTTGGTAAATGAGCCAGTTCTCACCATCCTTCACGTTTGGAACGAGCGGGCTGCCTGCCCCGATCCTCAATCGGATTACGGCCAGTAGCGAGTATCTATACGACAACCAACAAACGATCGAGCTGCTCAAGCAGTCCAAGTTTGTAGGCATTGGTCAGGTATTGATGCAAGTAGTCAGTTCGGTTTCGTTGGCCCCGAACCGATACACCTACACTCTGAAACTGGTGCAGCCGGATGCAGCCGGGTCAGCCGTTGTCGATGTAACGACTACTGAACTGGTGGGGGTTGTCGGATACAACATGGCTGAGTTTGGCAATACTGCTTCCGTCGCAGGCGGTGGTGTAAATGCCACCAGGGCGAACGCGGCTGGGTTCACGTTGCTGCCAGTTCCAGATGGCGCAGTCGTATGGGCCATTAGTGTCACCAGTTCGGCAGGCCTAAACATCACGCTGTTCGAGCGGATGAATGCCTACGACGGCGAGTGTTCAATGCCATTCGTTGACTACATCGATGGCGGCATCTACGGGGCTTCCTAATGCCTGACATCATCCAGCTGAAACGATCTAGCACGGCAAATCTGGCCCCTACTAACGGGGAACTGGCCGCTGGCGAACTAGCCATCAACACCACCGACGGCAAGTTGTTTGCCGAGAACGCGGCTGGGACGTCGATTTACACCTGGTCGCACAATGCGAACGCGGCCATTACTGGCGGCACAATCAACGGGGCTACCGTTGGGTTTGCAACAGCGGCCAGCGGTCGATTCACGACGATCACCGGAACGAGCACGACGGCTAGCACGTCGAGCACGACGGGGGCGCTCATCGTCGCGGGCGGGGCAGGCATCGCGAACGACATCTGGGTGAACGACATCCGGTGCGGCCGAGGCAACACGGGCGTGGTTCTCAATACGGTCCTCGGGCGTGATGCCGGGCGCGTCCTGAACGGCAGCAGCAATGGCAACTGCCTGCTCGGTTACCAGGTCGGGTTTTTCCTGACTAGCGGCCAGTTGAATGTGGGCATCGGCAAGGACGCTCTGGCGTCGCTGACTAGTGGTTCTAGCAACATGGCAATCGGTTCTCGTGCTGTCTATTCGACTAGCACAAACAATCACAACGTCGGCATCGGTACTGAAGCCTTGTTCAGTGCTACTGGTGGCCTGAACGTCGGGATTGGAGGATTCGCGGGCAGCAATCTTGCGGGCGTTTCCTACAACACCTGTATCGGATACGAGGCTGGTCGGTATCACAGCAACGGCAGCACGGCCCTCACGGGCGCGTCATCTAGCACCTACTTGGGCGCTCGCTGCCGTGGGAACAACAACAGCGACAGCAACGCCATTGTGATCGGTGCCGATGCCATCGGTGACGGCGCAAACACGACGGTGCTTGGAACGTCATCGACCACCCAAACGAAACTGCACGGCACGGCGACAAGCGTTGGCATCATCAGCGGCGATAGGCTGCGA